AAAAACAGACGCAGGCAAAAAAGGATCTTGACACGGCGGGAAGTGTGACATCGGCGGCCTATGACCGCATTTTGTCACTTTCGGAAACTGAGATCAGGGAAATTACGGAGGTGGAGTAATGGCATCAATCTATAAACATGGCATACGGTCACGGCGCGTTCCGACACAGATATCCATTCCAATCAAATCAGATGGGTGTATTCAATGCGTCGTAGGCACGGCGCCTGTAAACATGGCGGAAGATCCTTATGATACCGTATACAAGCCGTTTGTCTTTCATAGCAAGGCTGCGGCAGTCTCCGGACTGGGATATTGTACGGATTTTGCGGATTACACCCTCTGCCAGTCCATGTATGCGAGTTTTGATGTGTTTGGTGTGGCGCCGGTCATTATGATCAATGTGCTGGATCCGAAAAGGCATGTCAAGGCACAGCTGTCTAAAGAATATACCGTTGAGAGTGGCAGGTTTACAATCGGGGAAAAAGGAATCCTCCTGGATAAACTTTCTATTTCATCTGTTGGTGAGCAGGAGACTGTTTACAAAGATGAGGAAGATTATATTGCTACTTTCAACACAGATGGCACTGTGACAATTGCAATTGTCGAGGAGGGGGCGGCAGGTTCGGAAAAACAGCTGAAAGCCACATTTGTACAGCTGGATCCATCGGCAGTAACCTATGAGGATGTGATCGGTTCCTACAACGTGAAGACGAGAAAAAGAACCGGCATGGAACTGATCGGGCGTGTTTACCCGAGATTCGGGATTGTGCCATCCCTCCTGCTCGCGCCCGGCTGGTCGCAGATCCCTGCGGTGAACCTTGCGCTGAACGCAAAGGCACAGCTGGTATCAAGCCTGTTCACGGCAAAGGTGGTATCTGACCTTGATACGGCGGAGGGAAACGCGGATTCCATGGAAGAGATCAAGGAATATAAAGACAAAAACGGGTACTCCGACCGAAATATGATTGTTGCCTGGCCGATGGTGGGTGTCGGTGACTACAGGTATTATTTCAGCGCACAGCTGGCAGCGCACATGGAACTGCTGGCAGCAAATAATGGCGGTGTGCCGTCTGCCTCCCCGTCGAACAAGGACTTAAAGATCACGGGGCTTTATACAGATGACGGGGAAGAAATCATGCTGGAGATGGATGAGGCAAACGATTATGCCAACGCCTGCGGAATAGTGACGGCGATCAACCATAATGGATGGAAATGCTGGGGCGACAATACGGCAGCATATCCTTCCTCGTCAGACCCGATTGACCGTCTGATCAATATTGTGACTATTTTCGATTACATTGAAAATAATTTCAAGCTGACGTTCTTCCAGAAAGTCGATGACCTGACGGATTACCGCCTGATTGATGAAATCGTTTCGGGATTCAACATGCAGCTGAACAGCCTGCAGGCATCAGGTGATATCGCTGGCGGACATATTGCGTTTGACCATGACGAGAATCCGATCAATGAGATTCTGAAAGGACATATCTTGTTCCATACATGGATCGGCGGCTTTGCACCGGCAGAGGATATTGAAAATGTGTTTGAATTTGATCCGGAAATCACAGAAGCCGCGCTGAAAGGGGGCGATGAATAATGAAAATTCCTACCGTGTTAAATAACTTTAATGTGTATGGGAACGGCCACCGATATCTCGGGGTGGCGGCAGAGGTTACACTGCCGAGTTTCGAGTATATGACGGAAACGATAGACGGTGCAGGGATCGGCGGCGAGATCGAGGAAGCAATCGAAGGCTCTTTCGGATCCCTCGAAACAGAGACCACATTTCAGAATATAGGGCAGGAACTCTTTGACTATATCACCCAGACCGGGCTTGTGATATACCGTGGATCCATGCAGATGAACGATACGGCATCGATGACAAACGATAACCAGGGGATCGTGGTCGTGACAAACGGAAAGGTAAAGTCGTTTGATCTGGGGACATTGAAAAAGGGCGGAAAGGGCGAGCCGAAAGTTGTCAGGGAGCTGACTTACTGCAAGGTTACGATCGGCGGAAACACTGTTCTGGAGCTGGATAAGTACAACCTGATCTGGAAGCTCAACGGGGTTGACCGTCTGGAAAAGGTTAGAAGCCAGATCTAGGAACTGAAAAAGATAAATCAGAGAAATGAAATTGGAGGAAAAGGAATTATGGACAATTATACAGAGACAAGCAGGGAAGATTTCAACGGGAGTGAAACGGCTTCCGAGATCCCAGTGGCAGCACCGTCCATTTCTGTTAAGGAAGCACTCCTTCCCAAGAAGGAAGGCACGGAGGACGAACTGGTTATCAAATACCGTAAACCGTATGAATTCGAGGGAGAAGTATTTACAGAACTTGATCTTCATGGGCTGGAAGATCTTCGCGGGAGGGATTTAACGGCAATTGAAAAGGCATTTTATAAGACAGGTGTCTCTTCATTTGTACCAGAAAGCACGACGGCGTATGCGAAGATCGTTGCCACGAAAGTAACTGGCTTACCGGCTGAGTATTTTGAAGATCTTCCTGTAGGAGAGATTGAAAAGATCAAGAATGCCGTAGTGGGTTTTTTCTACAAAGACGAATAAGACACGATTCAGGGAAAGATATGCTGAAAACATCAATCCATCTGGCAATGCTTACGGGCACCGGGATGGATTTTTTTATGGAACTTTCAGTTGCTGATTTTCTTGATGTGGCGAAGGAGGTGGCAGAGGTTGGCAGGCAGAAAAACAACCTACGAGCTCGCACTGGAAATCGGCGGTAAGATTCAAAGCTCTCTTGAAAAATCCGTTGGCGGGGTTAATAAAAGGCTGGATTCCATCGGGAAGGCTGCAAAAAGGGCTGCAAAAGTTGCCGCAGCAGCGTTTGCAGCCGTAAAAGTTGGAGATTTCATGAAGGACGCCATTTCTACATATGCGGATTTTGACCAGGCAATGGCAAATACCGCTGCCACAGCCGGGGCAAGTGCGGAAGAATATGAAAAGTTGGAAGCCGCCGCGATGGAGATGGGGAAAAAGACAACAAAAACAGCAACAGAAGCCAGCGAAGCCTTGGGATATATGGCACTTGCAGGGTGGGATGTGGATACGTCTATATCAGCGCTGGAACCTGTCCTCCGGCTTTCCGAAGCTACTTCCATGGATCTGGCAACATGCTCTGATCTGGTAACAGACTCCATGAGTGCGTTAGGCCTTACCGTCGATGAACTATCCGGTTACCTGGATGTGGCGTGTAAGGCGAACAATAAATCGAACCAGACGGCGCAGCAGCTGATGGAAGCATATATTGGCTGCGGCGGTGTCTTAAACAATTTGGGGGTTGATGTGGAAGACAGTGCTACAGCGCTTGGCGTGCTGGCAAACAGGGGCATCAAGGGTTCGGAAGCTGGAAATAAGCTGAATACGGTCATGATCAATCTGACTTCTGGAACGGGACAGGCCGGGGCGATGATGAAAAAGCTGGGTATTTCAGCCTTTGACTCAGAAGGAAAGTTTATCGGACTACAGGAAACACTTGAACTTGTAAACAATGCAACAAAAGACCTGACAGAAGAGGAGCGGAATGCCGCATTGGCGGCGATCGGTGGAAAAACACAGATTGACACCCTGAATGATCTGCTCGCTGGTTTAAATACCACGACAAAGGACGGACGTACAGAATGGCAGGCATTGAGCGACGAACTGCACAATGCTGATGGAGCCATGATGGAAATGGCTGGAAAGGTGACAGATACACTTCCCGGCGCCATGGCTGTTTTTGATTCAGCCATAGATGATCTGAAGATAAACCTGGCTAAGACTTTTGCACCAACAGCAAAAGAGGCTATTTTCGCAATTGCTGACTATATTCCCCACGTTACCGAAAAGATAACTGGATTTATCGGGGAAGTATCTGGAAAAGCGGTTCCTGCGATCAGGGGATTCAGGGATAAGGCTGTCGCATTTTTTGGAAGGGTTCGTCCTGTTTTGGAAGACATTTCTACTAAAGGTGTAGCCGCTTTCAAGTTTCTTGCCGATGCAGGAAGGACGGCATTGCAAAATATCAAAACAAAGCTTGAGGAGAACAAACCGGCATTTGATAAGGTCATTGCAGTTGCATTAGACCTAAAAGATAAGCTTTTTCAGGCATTTGAGAAAGCAAAGCCGACAATATCCTTTATTGCGGGGCAGGCAGTCCCTGCGGTTGTTGATGCGATAATGGGAATAATCGATGCGGCAGCCACGGTATACCAGAAAATGGACGAATGGGGACTTTTGATTCCCGTCATAGCCGGAGTTGCCGGGGCGATAGCAACGGTCAAAATGGTTAATTTTGCGAAAGATACAATAAATACGGCGAAGGCTGTGAAGGCGCTTGTGGTTGTGTTTGCTGCTGAAAAGAAAGCGATGCTGGCGAATCTGGCATTGAAGGTGAAGGATAAGGCAGAAACACTATACATACAGGCTTTATATGCAAAGGATGCCATTGTCAAGGGGGCAAGCACGGCAGCAACATGGGCGCAGACTGCAGCGCAGACCGCATGGAATGCAGTATGTGCTGCAGGAACGGCAGTAACCTCCGCTCTGGGCGCGGCATTTGCTTTTCTCACGAGTCCCATAGGACTCGCAATTGCGGCAATCGCCGCAATTATAGCGATCGGTGTGCTGCTATATAAAAACTGGGACAAGGTAAAGGAAAAAGCAGGACAGCTGAAAGACTGGATCAGTGGAAAATTTGGTGAACTGAAAGAGAACATTTCGAAGGCAGTCCAGGCATTTGCCGATAAATTTCCGGCTGCATTTGCCTTTATTTCATCAGTTTTTGACAGCTGGCACCAGACTGTGACAGGCATTATATCAGGTGTGAAACAAGTATTCCAGGGGATTATCCAGTTTTTTTCCGGGGTATTTACAGGAGACTGGTCGAAAGCCCTTGATGGGTTGAAAAATGTTTTCTCTGGCGCATTTAATGCGCTTTCCTCATTGGCAATGGCACCGTTAAATGCGTTGAAGGGAGTAGTTTCCGGCGCATTTAATGCGATTGATGTTGCGACTGGAGGAAAATTAACGGCAATAAAAGAGAAAGCGTCTGCAGCATGGAATTCCATAAAGGAGACAGCAGGGACAGTGCTATCTGCGGCAAAGGAGACAATTGCAGAAAAGTTGTCCAATATAAAGGCAGCATATGATTCGCACGGAGGAGGCATAAAAGGCGCGGCATTTGCCGCCATGGAGGGAATAAAGAGCTATTACACAGCTGGATATTCCTTTATCAATAATCTGACGAATGGCAAACTGGATTCTGTCAGGGATGCGTTCAAATCAAAGCTTGATGCTGTAAAATCTGTTGTTTCAGACGGACTGGATGCTGTCAAAAACTTCTTTTCCAATCTATCCCTGAAACTGCCAGAGATTAAGCTGCCGCATTTTTCTATCAGCGGTTCTTTTTCACTTTCGCCTCCGAGCATGCCCAAAATCGGTGTCGAGTGGTACAAAAAAGGTGGAATCTTGACAAAACCGACCATATTCGGGGCAGGAAGCAGTTCACTGCTTGGCGGCGGGGAGGCAGGACATGAGGCCGTTCTTCCGTTATCTGAGTTATGGCAGAATATGCGGTCAGTTGTTGCCGGTGTGATCGATTCTGCGCTTCCTCAATCGGGCACGGGAATGTTCGATCGTGTAAATCAGCTTGCGTATGGTGTGGAGTCTGCAGGAACTGGCGGAAGTTCCGCCACCAGTGAACTTTACAGTATGATAAATAACAGTACAGTGAATAGGACAACGGAATCAGACCAGTCAGACAATTCATCGAGAGTCATATATTCGCCGCAGATAACGATCCAGGGAAATGCGGACAGGGGAGACATTGAATCTGCACTCAGAATGTCACAGCAGGAATTTGACAGGATGTATGCAGAACATGAGCGGCAGAGACTTAGGACATCATTTGCTACATAGAGAGGAGGCTGATGTATGGATGAAAACAGGATATACACAACTGTTCAGGGAGATATGTGGGATTCCATAGCGTATTGTTTTTATGGCGATGTGAAGTATATCAGTCTCTTGTTTAAAGCCAATCCCGACCTTTTGGATATATTTGTTTTTTCGGCAGGAACAAAGGTTATTATCCCGGAACTTCCTGAACAATACGAGGATAACATACCGGAATGGAGAAGATAAGTTATGCAGGCAAGGCAGTCATCTGTCATCGTCCAGTACAATGGGAATGACATAACAAAAACGATAACCGATTACATAGAAGGATTTCAGTATGTTGATCATGCAAGCGGGACAGCAGATACAGTAACCCTCAAGTTAAATGATCGAAGTGGGAACTGGTCTGGAAACTGGATTCCGGTTGAGGGTGATTTTGTTGAGTCAACCATAAAATTGACAAACTGGACTGCGGAAGGCGATAACAGGAAATTTAAGTGTGGGTATTTCCTGATCGATGACCTCTCTTATTCTGGTCCACCTTCCGTGGCATCCATAAGCGGCATAGCGACGCCGATTGATACTGATTTTAACGTCACGGAAAAGTCTAAGACGTGGAAAAAGACAACAGTTCAGGGGATCCTGCAGAAAATATGTGATGATGCAGGGATTGAATTATACTTTTCAGGACAGGATTATCCTGTTGACGAACTGGAGCAGTCAGGTAAAACAAACCAGTCTTTTGCCTATGAACTGTGCAGCTCCTACAATCTGGCAATGAAGTTATAGTAAACGACGTTAATTCTTTCTGTTTGACTCTAGGAAAAAGAGCATAGAGTAGCAAGCTT